GACGACGAGTATTCGTTGCAGTGACCGCGGACGTCGACGCCGTAGATCTCCTCGATCTCATGCGGCGACAGCACGAACTCCTCGGCAACCCAGTCGGCGGCGATCCAGTTCTTGACGTCGAGGCATTTGACGTCGGGGATGATGCGGGTCGGCAACGGATAGTCGAAGGTCAGGCCCTCGCGCACCACCGCACCCTGCTCCTGCGCCATGTCGGACAGCAATAGCTTGAGCTGCTCGGCCTCCTTGTCGTTGTCGTCGGTGATGTCGTCGGACTGATCGGCGGCGAGCCGCTGCAGCGTCGACAGCCGCTCGTTGGCGTCGGCGACGCCGTCTTCCATGTCGGGCCGTTCCTGCATCACCCGCTCGTAGCCGAGCTTGACGTAGCCGACGCCGTTGGTGACGGCGCGCCGCACCGTGGTCTTCAGCATCGCCTTGAAGGGATGCGCCTGGTTGTCGACCTCGTAGGCGTAGAGCAGCTCCAGGGTGCGCGCGAGCTTGTCCATCATGATGTTCTCGGACTTGACCCGCGCCGCATCCATCATGATGTCCATGCCGGATCCGACCGCCTGCGCCATCATCGGCGAGACGCCGGGGATCTGCGCCGCCGCGGCTCCGGAGGCAGCCGCACCGAGCTGATCGCCGAGACCTGGCGGCCCCTGCATCGAACCGGGGATCGGGCCAGCCCCCATCGCCGGCATGGTGGCGCCGCCGAGCGCGGCACCTACAGCACCAGAGATCGCGTTGATGCCGGCGCCAGGCCCCCGCTCGCCAGGCGTCCCCATCGGCCCAGGCAGGCCTGGAGGTACACCAGGACCAGGAGGCATCGGCATCCCCATCGGGCCGGGCGCACCCATCGGCGATGCGCCCGGCGCCGGCGGGGCACCGCCAGCCATCAGTTGATCGATCGTCTCCGGCGGCTGGCCGCCGGTCGCCATCGGCATCGCGCCAGAGATCATGCTCTGGGCGCCCTGCAGCATGCCGCCGAGCTGCGGCGGCGGCGCCTGGCCGGCCGCCACCTGCTGCTGCATCTGGCCCATCATCATGGCGCCGGACTGCATCAGTTGCGTCAGCGTGGTCTGGCTCTCGTCCCAGCTCGTCGCGTTGAGCCGCTCGCGCCGCTTCGCCACCGCCTTGGGGTTCTTGGCGTAGAGGAACGCGGTCTTCTGCGCCACCAGGCGCAGCGTCAAATTGGCGACATAGCGGCGGTCCTGGTAATTCTTCGACCACTGCTTGCCGAAGGCAAATTCCTGGTCTTCACGCATGCGCTCGAAGGCAGGCTTCCAGTATCGCTTGGCGTGCTTGACGCGATCGGTCCAGGCGGTGACCAGGCGCCGGCGCCGCTCCGGCGGATCCGGGGCGTCGCGCGGCACAGAGTAGGGCTGCCCGGTCGCCGGATTGACGTCGGGGCCGCCACTCTGATCGGGAGAACCGCCGCCCAGGATGCCGTCCATGGCATCGCCAAATGATGTGTCTACCATCCCTGCAGGCTCCTCTGTCGACGGTCACGTCCCTCCCTCTTCCGCGTCTTTTCCCACATCGCTGCGAACGTGCCGGCGACCGGCTCCGTCTCAATTTTACGGATGCGGGTGCGACCGTGCATCTTGGCGAGGCCAAGGCCGATCAGCGACAGCGCATCGACGAAGTCATCCTTGGCGCCGTGCGGAAATTTCAGGATCTGATCCTGCGCATCGGCCCACCACCGGGTCCAAATTGGAAAGTGCACCATCCGCATCGCGGTGCGGGCCTGGATCGCCTGCGCCCGCTGCTGCTTGTCGACCGCCGGCGAGATCGGATCCATCGCACAGAAGGTCTGGGTCTCGACCATGCGCTTGCGCAGGAACGGCCCGATCGACTTGGTGATGGCGCCGGCCTCGGCCCACCAGAATTGTGGCTTGTATTTTTTCATCAGCGCGACCATGCCCTCAACCGCGGCGCGGGCATCGAGCCGCAGCCACACCACGTCGGGCATGATCCAGATGTGATCCTGTTCGTCGACGCCGACCACCATCAGGCATGACTTATCGGCGTTGCGCTCGACCGAGACGGCGTGATCGCTCGACGCATAGAACCGCATCTTGTGGAACGCCGGCATCTCGTCCATGCGGTTGTACGGCACCAGGTCCATGGTGCGGAAGAACGCACCCTCCCGCGGCGCCGGCCGGCCCTGGTACAGCGCAGCAAAGCCACGGGGATCGGAGTTGCGGATCTCTTCCAGATATTCCTTGGAGAAGCGGTCCGGCCACAAGGGCTCGCCGGGCTGCCGGCCGAGCACGTCGTCGTCCTCGGCGAGCGCCGGGAAATCGATCTTGCGCCACAGCTTGGCTTCGGTCTCGTTGTAGTAGGGATTGCGCTCGTCGATCAGCCGGCCGACCAGGTCGTCTTCATTCCAGCGGGTTTGAATAATCACGATGGTGCCGGTCGAGTCCATCAAGCGGGACTTGAGCACCTGGTTGTACCAGACCCACAGTTTCTCCCGCACCAGGACGCTGTCGGCCTCGGCCCTGTCCTTGATCGGATCGTCGAGCAGGATGCAGTGACCGCCGCGGCCGGTGATCGAGGAGCCGCGGCCGACCGAGAACACCACGCCATCCCTGGTGGTCTGCACCCGGTTGACCGCGGAGGCGCCGGTCTTGATCTCGACGCCGGGAAACACCTGAGCGTATTGCGGCGTCGCCATGATGTCGCGAACCCGGCGGCCGAGATCCCAGGAGTAGTGCTCGTTGTAGGTCGCGACGATCACTGAGCGATCGGGATGCCGGCCGACATACCAGGCCGGAAACATTGCGCTCGCCAGCGTGGTCTTGCCCATGCGTGGCCCCATGGTCATCATCAGCCGGCGGTAGTCGCCGCGCTCGACCTCCTCCAGCGCAGCACCGATGACGCGGTGAAAACGCTGCGGACGATAGAGCGACTGCTCTGGATCCTCGTCATGGTTCGGGTCCGGCATCATCAGCCGGGTGAACGCAATCAGATCGTCGCGCGCCGTCAGCAGCGCCTTCTTGCGCTTCAGCAGCATCAGGTATCGATCGTCACTCATGCTTGGTGACGTGCATCGGGACGTCGGGGATCTGCTTGATCTTGGCCCTCGGCGACGACGTCTCGCCATACATCTCCGGCGGACCGGCCTGCGGGCCGTTCACCGGCGAGGTGTGGTGGGTGTAGTTGTCCATCGTCTTCGACACTGGCGGTGGTTTTGCCGTCGGCAGCGGCCGGATCGGGATCGGCGGTGGTGCTTTTGTCAATTTTGCCATTTGTTCCTCCTCGTTCTCCGTTTGTTACAGGGGCTTTACTGTCGTTGTTCCTGGTTCTGGCCCTGCAGGGCCGCGCCGCCGAGCAGGCCGCCGAGACCGCCCGTCGCCAGGATCGAAGCATGGCCCTTGCCGGTCAGCACCTGGTCGCGCAGCCAGGCGGGGTCGACACCTAGCTTCTTCGCTCGCTCCCAGATGTTTTGTGCCAACAGCTCCAGCTTGCCGGCGCCGACATTGGTTCTGACGCCGGTCTGCGGGCCGTAGGTGCCCCAGGTAAAGGCCTGGGCCGGCACCGCCTCCATGTTCATTGGTCTCGCGACGTTCTCCCGGAACCAGGGCCCCACCTGACGATACTCAGGGCCCTGCATGAAGCCGCGGAAGTCGGTCGACGTGCGCGCCTCCGGCATGCCGATTGCGCTGGCGAAATGTGTGTCAGGCACCGGCAATTTGGTTTGGAAGCCAGTCTGCGGCACGCCGGAGGCCTGGGCATAGAGCGGGATCTTGACTGTGTTCTGATCGAAGCCGTGCTCGCCGGTCTCGATGTAGCGCGCCACGGCCTTGGCCGGCTCCTTGTGCATCAGGTGGCCCTGGACGCCGGCCAGGAGATCACGGATGTCCTCTGGACGCTTACCTGGCGGCATGCCGCCAGACTGCTGGAACGCCGGGTACTCGCCGCGCATCCGCATCATGTTGGCGGCGGTGCCGCGGTTGAGCTCGACAGGAACGGCCGAGCCCGCCGAGAACGGCGACACCGTCATGTTGAAATCGTGATATTCCTTGGCCGCGCGCTCCGGCCCGACCAGTTGCGCCATGCGCTGGTAGGCCGGGTCCATGACGTACCAAGGCACCATGCCCTTGACGAGCTCTGGATACTTGGAGGCCTCGCTCAGGGCGTCGACGATGCGCTGCGCATTGGCCGGGTTCATCACCGCCGCCGCGGCCTCGTTCGGCTTGGAGGCCTTGCTTGGCGCCCACAGCTGCGGATCGATATTGCCCTGCCGGCGGCCCTGCTGGCTGATGCCGTAGAGATCGTCCCGCGTGACACCAAACAGCTGCTTCAACGCGGGGTGCTCCGGCGCCACGTTGGCGGCGGCCTCGGCCGCGATCTCGTCTGGACGCTTATAGACGCCAGGGTTGGCAATGCGCTGCGGGTTGCTGATGTAAGGCTTGGCGAGACTGACGTCCGATGTCGGACCAAGCACCGGTACTGAAATTGTTTTTCCGAGCTGCTCGGCGATCGGTGCTGCCGGTGCCCCGGCGACCTTCTTTGCGGCGCGGATCGGTCCAGCACCCAGCGCCACGCCGCCAGCCCCCGTACCGCCGACGCCGCCTGTCATTGCCGTCATTGCTGCTTCAACCGCAGGCGCCGGGTTATATGCCTCACCCTGGCGCATTTCCTCCGACGCGCCGAAGGACCGCTTGGCGAGCCCGCCGAGCGAATTGTAGAGGCCGCCGAGAAGCGCGGCCAATCCCGCCGGCTGCTGCGCTTCTTCAGCAGGACTGCCGGTGCCAAATGCGGCGCCCGCCGGATATACCGGCGGCGGTCGATCCCACGGCAGCCCATTGGCGGCGGTGGCAGCGAGGCTCGCGGCAAGACCTTCATCAGCCATGTCAGTGCATTCCCGTCACACGACCAAGACCGCCGATTAGCTCCGATGCGATCCAGAATGCAATCGACATCGGCAGCAGGCCCCAGGGGCCGGCGGCGGGGATCCGCATCGCGACGCAGGCCAGCACAAACGCAAACACCAGCAGGATCAAACCAAGGTTCTGCATGTCTACCTCCTCCATGTGTCGCAGCGCGCGATCTGCACCAGGGTGCGAGCGAGCGCCTTGCATTGCGCCTGCGCGGTGATCGCGTCGACGTCCGATCGGCTGTAGTAGTTCGAAGCTAAGAGGTTGACGTCCTGGTCGGTGACGCAGCCACTCAGTACAGCCAGCATTCCCAACATCACTAGCTTGCTCATTTGATGCACCTCTCGATGATCTTGTCGCGGATCGCGTCGCGGCGCTCGGCCGCGGCGTTGACCTGCAACAGCGTGAAGCAAAAGCCGCCGAGCACGATCGTATTCAGCATCACCAGGCCGAGCAGGAACGGCGTGGCCTTCATACTCTCTACCACCTTGTGCGCGATGTCGGCCGGCACATTCATCATCACATCCCCAGCATTGGCATGTTGAAACCGGTGATGGTCTTGGCCTGGTAGGTGAACAGCCCGACGCCGGTGCCGGGACCAACGACATTTGTCACCACGACATCGACCGTGCCGGCAGCATGTGCCGGCGTCACGCAAGTCAGCGTGGCGCTGTTGAGCACAACAACACTAGTCGCTGCGACGCCGCCGATCGTGACCGTGCTGCCGCTGGTGAAATCAGTGCCGCTGATGGTGACCGGCGTGCCGCCAGGGGTGGGGCCGACACTCGGCGAGCAGACCGTGACGGTCGGCACCGGCATCGGGTCGGCGTAGATCATCAGCAGGCCCTGGATGGCGGCACCGCCGGCGCCGGCAGGCTGCCCGGTCGACGCGCCAAACGTATCCTGGCCGCCGCCACCGCCGCCGCCTGCACCATAATATCCGGCAGAGCCGCCGGCCTGCCCCGGAGGTATCGGCGGATCGAAGCCGCCATTGCCGCCGCCGCCGCCACCGCCGGCGCCGAGATTGGTGCCATACTCCTGGCCGTTCCCTCCGACAGCACCAGGCGCATTTACGCCGCCGCCACCGGGCGCGCCGCCGCTGCCACCATCGCCGGCCCCGCCAGGACCGCCGCGGCCGTAGGGTCCACTGACGTCGCCAGGCGCGCCGGCAGCGCCAGACACACCGGGATTGTTGGGGCCCGCGGCGCCACCGCCACCACCGCCACCGCCACCGCCTTGGCCTGCGCCATAGACTGTCGTTCCACCTGGCCCGCCGTTGCCGCCGCTATATCTGACGTCGCCGACGCCGCTGCCGGCCTGGCCTCCGGTCTGCCCGTTGGCGCCGTAGGCGAGACAAATGTTCGAACCGAATTGTGTGTAGCCGCCTGGCGCACCGACGATGAAAGGGATCACCTGGCCGGGCGTGACCGCAACATTGCGCTTTCTGGAGAACGCGCCACCACCGCCGCCGACGCCGCCTGGCCCGCCGGTGCCGCTCGGTGGCTGCGCGGTGTAGCCGTAAGCCCCCTGCCCACCGGCGCCGGGGCTACCGGGGCCGATGCAGTCGACATAGGTGAGCAGGTTCACATTGGCCGGAACGGTGAAGTTGCCACTCGCTCCGAAGGCATACCATGGCATTATTGCAGCGCCTTGATCGTGTAGGTCGGCAGGTTTGAGATGCGACGGATCGAGATGATGAAATGCGCACCATTGGTGGTGCTCAACGCGTCGCCGGTGTTGGCACTGACGTAGAAACCGGAGAACGTGATGGCGCCGGCACTGGCACCGTTGGTGACCATTAGATCGATGGCGCAGTCCACCGTCGGCGCCGCCAGCGTGAAGGCGCCGTTGTTGATGCCGTGCTGATAATTGCCCTTGGTCGGATCCGGCGTGAACGTGCCGGACAGCGTCGGCGCAAACACCGTGAAGCTAAATCCGCCGGTGAGGTTCTGGCCGCCGGCGATCTTCAGATTGGCGGCATTAGCGTTGTCGACGTATTGCTTGGTGGCGGCGTGCATCGGTCCGACCGGATCGATCGGCAACACGATCTGCTGCGTGATGCTGAAATCGACGCCGTTGAAATAAATATACTGTCCCTGGCTGGACCCAAAGAACACCACACCCAGGGTGGCACTGCGCGAGGTGGTGAAGTCTCCAGAAAAAAGCGCACTGTTGATCGTCAGCGGGCCGGTCATGGTGTCGCCGGTCTTGGCGACCCTGGTGTTGTCCGCGGCCTGGTAGTTGGCGATGATCGCGTTGTCCTGGCTATCGACGTAGCTCTTCGCGGCGCGCGAGGTGTCGCTGGGATGGACGTGATCGCCGCGGGTGTAGTTGACGCTGATGCCGGAGGCGCCGGCTCCGTCCATGGCCGGCACCGCGTTCGATGGTCCGGCGCCGACCGCGGCGGCGCCGCCATTGGTGGTCCACTTCTCGCCGTCCCAGCCGTAGGTCGGCACGCCGGGGATCGAGGGCTGCGGATATTTCTGACCGACGGTCGGAGCGTTGGGAAAATCGAGCGCCATGATCAGCGTCCCTTCTTCTTCGCCGGTGGCGGCGCGGCCGGCGTCACCATCGAAGCCGTAAATTGCTGCAGCGTCAGCGGTGGCTTGCCCTCCAGCGAGCGCAGCCGGTTTTCATGCTCGAAGAGAACCTTGTCTTCTGCCGCGAGCTCCGGCTGCTTCGGGATAGCCATCGCTGCTGCCAATTCTTTCTCGGTTGGCTTCGGTGTTTTTTCGTCGAGCCACACCAAGCCAGAATAGTCGGACCCGTTCAGTGTCCACTGCGCGCCCGGCCAATAATCGACGAGCGCGTTCATCATCTCTTGATGGGCAACAACATCTTTCTGTACGGCAGCGAGATTGCTCATGGTTATCCCCGTATCACTACCTGGAGCATTTGATTGAGGCAGTTAAGGTTTGCGGCAGTTCCGACATAGCCAGCGATCATCCAGTTGTGCTTGCCTTCGGCAACGACGCCGGTGCCACCGCCGGGATAAGG